CCCCGCCGTGGCGGGGCTTTTGAGTCGTCTATCGACCTAGAATGCGCGTTTTTGCTGGGGTGCTGGCTTGATGCTGTTCACGCGGAGCATTGCGGGCCTGCCGCTAACCGTCGCTTCGTAGTCACCTGTGACGATGACATCGTTCCCGATGTACTTGCGGGCGGTGCCTTGGTCAATCTCCATCGCGCACCGGATGCTGCCGATGCCCGGCACGCCTCGGAGAATGAAGCGGTTGTTATCCAGATCGACGCCGCGCAGGGAGCCGTGGAAGCTGCCTGTTTGCACTTTCCCCAGCACGCCCCTGGTGAGCGCACCGCTCTGTTTAATGATTTCTCGCGATAGCGGAGTGAACGGTTTGTTCTTTCCTTGTTGCCCCGGTATCGACAGCTCCAGTGTATCGATGCCTCGCCGCGTAGTTGGCGACAGGTGGTAGGCAGCGATCAGTGCGGCATCGCGCAGTGCCGGGTCGGGGATCAACTCGTATAGACCTTCGGTGACGCCCTGCATGCTGATGAAGTCCGGAATTTCCGGGAGCATGCGGATACCCGTGCGCATGAATTCCAAATGGTCGATCGGGAGTAGCGCCGGGCCATCGTAGTCACCGTATAGCGAAGCGGACGCGAGCTTGAACCCTGTATACAAGCTACCTGGTGCTGTCCCGGTGATGAGCATGTGCAAATCGCGGTTGGCGATCTCACGCTGGCTCTGCAGCTCTGTGGCGGCTGCAATCGCCACGTCTTTTACGCGGCGACGAATCTGGTCGTACATCCAGATCACGGCGTTCGTGCGTGCGCCGAAGCTGCGAGTTGCCGGGCCTTCTGCATGGCAGATGATGTCGGATTCATCGAGCAAGCGTGAGAGGGGCAGGCTTTCTTCATAGTGCCGCTCGATCTCGCGCTGATAGATCGCAACCATCTTCTCGGCATTGGGTATGCCTTGGTCTGCCATCTTGCGCGCTTCAGCCAGTTGTGCGTGCAGAATTTCGGCGCTCTTGTGAGTCTGCTTGACCCAGTTCATAGAACAACCCTCAGAATGCCGCGCTGGTCGGTTGGGGATAGCCCCTTGTCAATCGCGGTTTTTGGGCCGACCTGCTCAAAGTATAGGCGGAAATCTTTACCCGAAGGCGTCGAGAATGTCGGGATGATGTGCAGTCCTGTCTCTTTCTGGACCGCAGACTGATTGAAAAACAGTGCTATCAGCCTGGAGTGATTCGTCATGTCGTCGGTAGATACAAGCATCGTGCCGTCGATGTCTTTCGGGTGCGGTTTATCAGAAAAGAAGCTGCCCCCCAGCCAGAGGTCGCGCCCTTTGGCGAGCTGACCAAGTTCGCCGCTGGTTGCGAATTGCATGACACGATTCAGGACGCTTTCACGCACGCCATTTGTGCAGAATTGCCGACGTATCTCCGTCCAGTTTGTTTCAAATCGACCGGGTGGTAATAAACCCCGGCGGTCGAGTTTAGGTATCGCCACGCCTCAAAATGCCCTCGATCTCTGCCGCGATTTCTCTGCCGCGTTCTGGTTCTTCGATGTATTCGGATAGGAGCGTCTGGATGGCCTGTTTTTCCCACTTTTTTGCTTTGCCGAGCAAAGGGGCGAGCTGATCCAGGGAGTCGGCAATTGTCGGCTGTTCGCTGCTCTGGGTATCGCCAGCAGGAATCATCGGCTCTTTGCCGTCTGCAAGCCATTCCGGCGTGACACCGAGGGCGCGAGCTAGGCCGAGCAGATTGCGTGGGCTGCTGCGGGTTCCGGCCTCGATGTTGCCAATTGCGCTCTGCCCGACACCCGCCTTTTTGGCGAGCTGGACCTGCGACAGCTTGAGTGCTTTTCGCCTGATCTTGAGCCGTTTCGCGATGGTATCCATTGTGCCGACCATGTAAACACGCCTGTGATTCACGTTGGTGTTGATAAAGTAATCACAATCGTGTTTAATAAGTGACATGGACGCACACACAATTATTCACCGACTGCTAGGTACTGGCCTGACTCAGGCAGAAATTGCCGAGTTGGCCGACATCGCGCAAAGCACGGTATCGAGTTACGCCAACCAGAAACGCGGCGTTGTGAGCCCAAGTTGGCGCGTGATGGACGGTCTGAAGCGACTGCTGAATGAGCGACTGGAAACTATCAATCAGGACGCCGCTTAGATGAATACTCCCCAAAGCCCCGACTCCCCCTGTCTCCTCACCCTTGTCGGGGCACTCCCGGCCTGCGTCCTTCTGGGCGCGGGCCTTTTTTTCGCTATTGCAGTTGAGGGGGCACACACGATTAATCGTCTCGCAGTCTGCGTCAAGGAAATGTTGAGGGCTAGGAAAACTAGTCGCTTGGCATAGAACACTTTTCATGGGGACACGGTAAATGCCGAGCAGTAAAACAGCACGCAACAACGAAACGATTTTGTTGCGACGAGTTGCGGCACAGCACCAAAACACCGTCGCAGAACGGATGGGATGGTCGGCAACAAAGGCGAGTCGGTTCTTCAGTCCCGGCGATGACGACCCGTCACGGGCCTCGCTGGCTGAGTTTCTCCAGCTTCTGGATCAGCTGGACATCGTCATGGTCGACTCGAGCTCTGGCTCGGTGACGCTATCCGACGACAAGTATCAAGCACTGCGCACGCTGGCCCGTGAGGCACTTTCGTGAGCGGCCGGACGGGGATCACGTTGGAAGGGGGCGGAAAATGACGGAAAAAACCGTTCCTATCTGGCTCCGCAAAGACATCACGGCCAAGCGTGAGATCGGCCCGATGCTTGAAGCGGCCATGAAATATGCCAACCGAGGTTGGCGCGTTTTCCCACTGCACACGCTGTCAGCAAGTGGCCAATGCAGTTGCCGTGACCTGAAGTGTCGCAATCCCGGCAAGCATCCACGCACACATCACGGGGTGGATGACGCCACTATCGAGCTGCCGCAGATCCGCGCTTGGTGGGAGGCCTGGCCAGATGCAAATATCGGCATCGCCGGTGGCAAGGCATCCGGCCTGTTGTTCATTGATCTCGACCCGCGCAATGGTTCTAACGAATCCGAAATGGACCTGGATGCGCAGGGTCTGATTTTTTCAGAAACTGCTACGGTACAAACAGGCGGTGGTGGTCTCCACTATTACTACCACTGGCCAGAAGGGATGGAGCGCACGACAAACAAGCTCGCACCCGGTATCGACGTGAAAGGCGAGGGCGGCTATGTCGTTGCCCCACCAAGCAACCACGCCAGCGGTGGTGAATATCTCTGGTACGACGATGCCGACGAGTCCGAAGGGGCCAACGTCTGCAACGCGCCACAGTGGATCATAGATCGTGTCAAGCGCACCGATGTCGCCGGCCGCATATCCACTGTTCCGGGAACATTCGCCAAGGTCGAGCTAGAACTGGAGCCAGGTGAGCTTGCCCGCCTAGAGTCTGCACTGGCGTACATCAACCCGACCCGCCGCTCCGAGTGGTTGGCTGTCGGGATGGCGCTGCATCAGATCGGTGCTGGCAAGCAGGGTTTTCTACTCTGGTCAGAGTGGGCGCAGGGAACGCAGGAAAACAACTATTCCGACAAAGACCAGGTGACAAGCTGGAACAGCTTTACTCACGACAAGGCTGTCGAGGTCACGCTTGGTAGCGTATTTCGCATGGCGATGGATGCCGGGTGGATTGATACAACGGAAGCCCGTGTCATACCAGAGCCTGTGCTGCAGAAGCCTGTTCCTGCAGAACCAACACCGAAGGTGAAAGCACCGGGTCGAATTGCACTGTCTGATGTCAGGCTCCCAGGTGTACTCAAGGACTTCGAGGACTGGTATCTGGCATCAGCCCCGATGCCGGTTCCGGAGTTTGCAAAACTGGCCGCTGTAGCCTTGGGCTCGGTGGTGTGTTCACGCCACTACGCCACGTCGATGCGCAACTACACAAGCCTGTATCTGGTGGCTGTGGGCAATTCAGGCGCGGGCAAGGATTACATCAAGGACGCGATCTACGCGGCCCTGTCCGCCGCAGAGGCCGATTCACTGATAGGGCCAGCTAAGTACGCCTCAGGTCCTGCCGTGCTTTCGGCTCTGGAGGACGCGCCATCACACGTTGCCGTGATGGACGAGTTTGGCCGGATGATCGAACACGTCAAGAGCAAGAACGGTGGTCACGAAAAAGAGGCCATGACCGAGCTGATGACCGCATGGGGGCAACTCGGCGGTGTTCTCCGGTCCAAAGCCTACAGCCGCGCCAGCCTGAATAAAAAACAGCGGCAGGAAATGACGCCGATCACCGTTCGACGCCCCGCGCCGACCATTGTCGGTATGACGACACCAGAGCGCCTGTGGGACAACCTGGGCGACGGCGAAGAACAAGACGGTTTCCTGTCGAGGCTCCTGATTGTCGAGTCTGAGCAGAAGAAGGACATCCCGCGCTGGGTCGATGTTCCCGATGTGCCTCAGAGCGTTGTCGATTGGATACACGCGATCCGCCAGGACGATGACATCGTTCGCACCACTTTCCGCGATGACTCTGAGCAACCACCTGATGTCACAAAGCTGAAGGTCACGAAGTCGGCATATCAGGTATTCGAGCAGTACGCACGCGAGTGCATCGCACTCCAGGAAGAACTGAAACCGTGGGGCCAGCAGGAGCTGCCCAACCGCTGGGCCGAAATGGCCCTGCGTGTCGGCCTGATCTTCGCCCTTTCGCGTAACCCAGTGGCCAATCAAGTCGATGTCGATGACATGGCGGCGGCAATCCGGCTGATCAAATACTGCGCCCAAACGCTGTTGTCCAAGCGGCACAAGATTGGGATGTCCGACTTCGCCCGCGACATGGAGAAGGTGGTGGACTTCCTGCAGCGCAAGGGGTGCCCCATGCGGTGGAAAGACATCATTTCCGGCGTCAGGGCTGTGAAGAACTCCGATGGGTCACGCCGCGAGCAGATCAAGCGGGCACTCAATGACGAAGCCAACGTAGCCATCGTGCAAGGGAAACCCGGCCACGGTGTTCGCTATGTGTTCCACCGGGAGGACACCGATGTCCACCCGGGTGGACAGGGAGGACAGGTGGACGGGGGTGTCCCTACCGGAATCACCGCTACGGGTGGACAAGGATGACGCAGGGAGGACACCGGGTGTCCACCAAACGAGCCGCGTCACAGCGACGTTTGAGGCCACGGGTGGACAGGGGGACACCCCCCACACTTACCTCTAAAAAAAACCACTTTTCATGTAGGGGTATACCCCCCGTCCACCCGTCCACCCGTAATAGATATAGAGAGAGTTTTTTTTCTTTTTTTTATTTATTACTTCGTAAGAGAGAAAGCCTGTGAGCGGCCAGGCCATCCCCACAGAACACGAAGAACAGGCCGCGCTCATCCGCTGGACCGAGTACGTCAAGCCCGTGGCTCCTGAGTTGGGCCTGCTGTTCGCCATTCCGAATGGTGGTGCGCGCTCTAAGCGCACAGGGAAGGCGCTGAAGGAAGAAGGGGTCAAGCCTGGGGTCCCCGATCTTTGCCTCCCTGTGGCCCGCTCAGGGCTTCATGGACTGTGGCTGGAGATGAAGCGCATCAAGGGCGGGCGCGTCGAGCCTGTGCAAAAAGAGTGGCACCAGAAGCTCAAAGACCAAGGTTATGCCGTGGTGGTCTGCAGGGGGTGGGTAGCCGCCAAGGACGCCCTCATCGATTACCTGGGCCTGGAAGTGAGCGCGTGATCGACCTGCAACTGTGGGCGGGCCTCGCCGCTGCGATTTTTATTTTGACTTGGGGCTTGTGATGGGCCCGTCACACGGAGACTGCGAATGACTGACTACCTGATCTGCCACCGGCCCAACCGCAAAAAAGCGATTGGCAACCACACCCGCACGCGGGTCTGCGATGAAATCGCAGGCAAGCTGCAGCACATGGTTGCGATGAGTCCGTGCGGCTACAGCCGGCTGTGGTCGTCGGTGCTGGTTCTTGCCGTGAAAGACCTATTCGATGCGAAGTGCATGTACGGGGAGGTTTACTCGACCAGCGATGCCATCGATGCCTATCACTATCTGTTCGGGCGGCAGGGCAAGATCACGATGGAGCACCTGGGTATCGACGTGGACAACGCACGAGCAATGCTTGAGCGCGAATGCCTCATCAATCACAACTTTCGTGAGCATCCGAACACGGAACACCCCGGCAGCGAGGGGAGCGAACGCGTCGCGCGGAGTGAACGGTCATTTGCTCGGGGCGAACAGGCTGCGCGAGCCGGGCTGTCGCCGCAGGACAACCCGACCGGAGCCGACAACGATCAGCGGATGTGGTGGAGCGGGTACTGCTCCTGCCTGGACCTGCCGCAGATCATCGAAGCCGAGGAAGCGGGGAAACAGGCGCGTGAGGCCGGGGGAACCCTGGACGCCAACCCGTACCCGAAGGATTCGGGATATGCCTACCTCTGGTCACGCGGCTGGGGCAAAGCGCGGCGGGCCCGGGAGGCAGCATGAAATCGATCGACACCCTGATGCAGCAAACCCGTGACAGGCTTGCGCACTGGGCAATGTGGCGCCCGATGCTGGAGCGGTTCGACTACATCCTGTCGATGTGCGGCGAAACGCTGGAAAGCCGGATGATCGAAATGGGGCCAGACGGGGCGACCATCAAAGGCGGTGGAGGCAAATCAGACGGCGGTGCGTTTTACCTGTACTCAACGCAAATCTGGGCGGCCGACAACGTCGCGCAGGCGCGGGAAGTGCAAAAGCTGCTGAGTCGGATGCCGGGCGACTACATGGCGGTGGCGGAGGCCTACTACCCGCACGGTGATTCCCATGCGGCTGGAGACAAGACTGCGGCGCGCATGCTCACGCAAAAGCTCAACAAGGCCGTGACAGACCGCGAGGCCTGCAAGTGGCGGGTACACGTCGAAACCCGCATTGCCGACCGGCTTTTCCCGATGCAGGCGGTGGCGTGATGGGCTGGCGCGACAAGTTCTCCCGGTGGATATTCAACCGGGCCGGGTTGGTCGCTGGTGATCGGCTTCCGGCGTGGGCCATTGCTGTGAAATGCCTCCTGCACCCGGTCGATGCAGTGGGCTGGTACGCATCGCGCCACGTCGGGTTCGACTGGCAGACGATGACATGGCACATTGCTGGTGCCCGCTGGTCGCAAACGGGACTGCACACGCTGGCCAACTCAGACGGCGTGCCGGTGCAGGTTCACCGGGTGGGTGATCGGGTAGAGATCACGCTGCGGCCTGATTTGATGGGTGGCGAGGCGCTGCCTATACAACGACCGTGAAAGAACCCACTGGATGAGCCACGGTGACGCTTGTAACTACTGCGACATTTTCGGTGGAAAGGTGCAATCAAACGCCGCCGTTCAGAGGCCGTCGCGCAGCGACGGTCCAAGCAGCGAAGCTGCGGCTGAAACGGCTTGTTAGCAGTCAACCTACCTACGGAGTGATGATGAATAGACCACAGGACAAGAAAAAGCAGCATGGTGCTGGGATGCGAGTAAACACTTTTGCCTTGCAAGTATTTGCAGATGCAGACGGCGGATTTATCCGTGTCTTTGGTCGTGGATTTGGCTGGAAGGACTTGAGGAAAAGGCCGCTCATGTTCAGCGAACGAAATGGATACAAAAAACATATTGAAATAGGCAACTGGTCGTTCGCGTGGATATGACTGCTAACAGGCGTTAGACGGACATTACGCCACCTAACCCCCAGCCAAGCGAGCGAAATGCAGCCAAAAACACGGTCAGAACTTTGCTTCCTCGCGGTTTTAGTGGCCGTCTAACGCCGGGCCGTCGAGCGAAATGCGGCCACCTTGCACCTGCGCGCAGCTTTTGCTATGATCGGGATCAATGGGGTTTGTCGCCCTGAAACTGTAGCCGCACGTCGATGCGGCTTTTTTGTGCCCGGAGTACAGCCATGACCCTGGAAGAACGCTTGCGCGAGATTCTGGCGGACGGCGAGTGCGAGGCACTGATCACCGTGTGGATTGACGAAGAAGGCGAGCTGATTGCCGCCGTCAACGACGACGAGCCGCATTTCGTGGTCCGCGATGAATCGACAGCGCATGTCGAGTACCACACGGAGCATTGATTTCTGAACTGGTGAGTGCGCAGCACCAGCGCGGCACCTAGCCGCACCGCGCCCGGATCGAGGCATCCTCTCTGGGCGATTTATTCGTAAGGATCGGGGGCGCCCGGTCGCGATAGCGGACATCGGCCTTTCCAGCTACCGATAGAAGGCACCGGCCCGGTGTTCCGCGAAGGGCATGAACTCCAACTGTCTCCTAACCGGTAGCACTTTCACACCCACCCGGCACCAACAGCTCAGAAACGCTTATCTACAAGGGTGTACGCGGTGGGTTCTTAATCGCAGGCCTTGCCGACGCAAGACCGGACAATTTCGCCGGTGTAGGTATCGACCACCCACAGCACGACGCCGTTATTCGACACGGCGGGTTCATACCGCGAGCACCCGGCCAGCAGGGCGATCAGGGCAACAACAAAAATCCGCATGGTTCCTCTCCCGTTATGCGAGCCATGACTATCTCACGTTTTTTTCACGCCGGGTTCTCCGGCATCACATGCCAACTCAGGAGAAATCACCATGAAAGGCAATATCACTCACGGCCAAGGTGCCGGTTCCACTCCCAACGACAAAGGTTCACAGGGCGGTAGCGGCGTTGACCGCACGGCAACCGAGGCTCAGATGCTCCAGAACACGAACAAGTGGGGCGACGACTCTCAGAAAGAGCAGGGCTACGTCAACGTCAAGGGCACGAAGTAGCCATGCCATCGGATCGCGGTGTCGGTCGCGGCGAACCGTACGAATGGGGCACGGATCACGTCAAGGATGACGGCGCGCAACACAGCAAGCGCGAGTCGAGCAAAACCATCGAGGACATGATGGTCCGCACTGCTCAACTCGGGTCGTCGTCGGAAGCTCGCGCTGAGTACCGCAAACCCCAGGATGTCTCATGGCCCCTCTAAAAGAGACCGCAGCAGAACTCGAAGCGTGGGAGCGTCTTGCTCCCCGCTTTTCTCTGTTGGGCGATGAGCCGCACACGACAATCACTTTCATGGCCTTGAGCGCGATGACAGACCCGCAGCGCACGATGGTTCGCTCCGGTCACAAGCTGGCATCGAGTATCCGCACGGATGCACTCAACCGCGTTGCTGATGCACTGGAATCGCTTGAAAGCGGCGACGACGTTCCGGACTTTCTGCGAGCGGCGGCAGAGCATGACGACGCGCTCAAGTCGCGCCTCGCGGCCTAATCTGTAGTGGATTCGACAGAATGGCTAAACCGAAAGGCTCACCGAAAACCGGAGGCCGGCAGAAAGGCACCCCAAACCGGGACAAACAGGCGCTTCTGGAGCGCATGCGCGAGGTCATTGGCGATCCTGGCTTTGACCCTGTTGTTTCCATGGCTGTGCTGGCGCACGCGGAACTCCAGCTACTGAGCAAGAACGACCCGGACGCAAACAAGGATTTTGCTCTGCGTGCGCTGAATGAGACCGCTCAGTACGTCAAACCAAAATTAAAAGCGATCCAGCACGACGGTCAGCAGCAGGTTGTCATCTTCCAGGGCATGGACGTTGGCTGAGCTGAAATTCGGCGGCTACAAAGCCAGCGCGACGGGCAAGCAATTCCACAGCTCCCCGGCGCTGTTTCGTGGCCTGCTCGGCCCGATCGGGTCCGGCAAATCCGTCGCGTGCTGCTGGGAGCTTTTCAACCGGGCTATCAACCAGGCGCCGAACGCGGACGGCGTGCGCAAGACGCGCATGGCGATTATTCGGCAGACGTACCCGGAGCTTAAGTCCACGACGATCAAGACATGGCAGGACTGGTTCCCGTCAGCAATCTGTCCGATCAAGTTCGATGCACCGATCACGGGCCATCTGAAGATGCCGTGGAACGATGGAACGCAGATCGACATGGAGGTCGTGTTTCTGGCGCTTGAGCGGCCCGAGGACGTGAAAAAGCTCCTGTCGCTGGAGCTGACCGGCGGCTGGGTCAACGAGGCCCGTGAGGTTCCGAAGCAGATCGTAGATGGGCTGCTCGGGCGTATCGGTCGTTACCCCGCGAAGCGCGATGGCGGCCACACGCGCAAATTCGTCATCGCTGATACCAACCCACCGGACGATGACCACTGGTGGTACAAGTTCGCTGAGGAAGAAACACCGAAGGACTGGGCGTTTTTTCAGCAGCCACCGGCCATCCTGCAGCTTAACGACGGCACATACGCGCCGAACCCCGACGCGGAGAACGTCGAGCACCTGGAGGACGGGTACAACTACTGGCTCGATCAGATCCCCGGCAAGGACCGCGAGTGGATCAAAGTCTATCTCGAAGGCCGGTACGGGACGATTCAGGACGGGCGGCCGGTTTACGGGTCGTCATTCAACGCGCAGTGGCACACGTCGAGCGTGCCGCTACTGCCTGTTCGGCATTCGCCAGTTGTGCTGACACTCGACTTCGGGCTGACTCCGGCTGCGGTGTTTCTGCAGCAGATGCCTGGCGGGCAGGTCCGGTGTCTCGATGAGATCGTGACGGAGAGCTGCGGCGCTCGCCAGCTCTGCCAGAACTACATCATTCCGATGCTGCGCGACAAGTACGCCGGCCGGTCGGTCATCGTCACTGGCGACCCCGCAGGTTCGCAGCGCGCACAGACCGATGAGAAGACCGTTTATGAGGTCTTGCGCGAAGAACTGGGCCCGCTTGTGAAAGACATCATCCCGGCGGAAACGAACAGCCTGCAGGCCCGGCTCGACTCGGTGCGGCAGGCGCTGAATCGCAACGTCGATGGCCGGCCGATGTTCCTCCTGTCGCCGGACTGTAAAACCCTTCGCAAGGGCTTCATGGGCGGCTACAAGTTCCGCCGCGTCAGCGTTGCCGGGAACACGGAACGCTACACCGACGCGCCCGACAAGAATCTCTACTCACACGTACACGACGCGCTGCAGTACGGCATGCACCTTCTCATGGGGCCGCTGCTCAAGAGCGCCCTGAAACCGATCCCATCCCGTCAGCGCGTACACGCTGGCGACGCAATAGCCGGGTACTGAGCTTATGGACGAAATCGAAGCCGGGATGCCGGAGGGTGAGCTGACGCCTGAAGAAATGCAGGCGATGGAAGAAGAACGCGAGCGCGAGGAACGTGACCGCTTGACGCGGCTGGACAGCCTGGCGATGCGCTTGGAATCCGACTTGCGTGAGCACCTGGGCCTGCGCCAGTCGATCGAGGAACGCTGGCTGCAGGATCACCGGCAGTACAACGGGTCGTACGAAGAAAAGACGATCGCGAACATCCGTGCAAAAAAGGGCAGCGCGGTGTTCATCAACATCACGCGGCCGAAGTGCGCGACGGGCGAGGCCCGACTGGTTGACCTGCTGTTCCCGACGGATGACAAGAACTGGGGCATCCGTCCCACCCCATCGCCGTTGATGGCTACCGCGCTGTCGGACGAGCGCGAGACCATTGGCGAGGACGGGCAGCCGACAACCGTCAAGGACGCTGCACGGTCGATCCAGGAGGAAGCGGAGACTCGGTGCGCAGCGATGGAGCGCGAGATCGAGGACAACCTGCGCGAGTCGAACTACAACATCGAGGCCCGTCTGGCGATCCATGACGCGGTAGTCCTTGGCTCTGGCGTGCTGTGCGGCCCGATCGTCACCGGGCGCACCCGGCAGGCCTGGCAGCCGGACCCGGAGACCGGCGAGTACACGATGCAGACCGTGGACGACATCCGTCCCGAGGTGCGCCGGGTCAATCCGTGGAACTTCGTTCCGGATATGTCCGCCGCAACGATGGGCGATGCACGATTTGCATTCGAGCGTCGGTATCTGCATCAGCGCGGAATGATGCAGTTGCTGGACGATCCCTATTATCTGCGACCGCAGCTCATCGAGGCGATCAAGAAAGGCCCGCGTGACAGCCACATTGGCTCTCGTCACCCGACGAACGAGCAGCGTGAGCAGGCTGACCAGCGGGGTGACTCCGCGCAGCAGGCGCAGCAGGACGCGTTCGAGGTCTGGTCCTATCACGGACCGCTCAAGGCGTCGGAACTCCGGGCGGCTGGGGTCGAGGATGCGATTGCCGGGGAGTACATCGAAGAGCTGGGCGACGACGCCGAGGTAATGGGTTGCGTTGTGTTCTGCAACGGCATTGTCATCAAGGCCTACATCAACCCCCTGGATTCCGGCGACCTGCCGTTTTCGGTGTTCACCTACGAAAAGGACGAGTCCTGCGTTTTCGGGTTCGGTGTTCCGTATCGCATGCGCCACCAGCAGGCCACGCTGAACGCCGCCTGGCGGGCGCTGATGGACAACACGGGGCTGACGGTCCTGCCGCAGACGGTGGTCAACTCTGGTCTGCTGGAACCTGCGGACGGCGATTGGTCGCTCAGTGGCGGCAAGACGTGGTACTTGACCGACCGCAACCGCAACGTGAACGAGGTGTTCGCGTTCTTCAACATCCCGAGCCACCAGGCCGAACTGCAGCAGGTCATCGAGCTGTCACGCCGATTCATCGACGACGAGACCAACCTGCCGCTGATTACCCAGGGCGACCAGGGCACGCATATCACGCAGACCGCTTCCGGCATGTCGATGCTGATGAATGCGGCCAATGTCGTGACCCGGCACATCGTCAAGAACTGGGACGACCAGGTGACTGAGCCGCTGCTGACCCGGTTCTACGACTGGAACATGCAGTACAACGACAACGAGGACATCAAAGGCGACTACGAGGTCGATGCTCGCGGCGCCACAGTAATGATGACCCGCGAACTGGAGTCCCAGGCGCTCATGGTTATGGCTACGCAGTTTGCGCAGAACCCGCTGTACGCGCCCATGCTCAAGCCTGAGAAGCTGCTAAACCGGATTGTCAAAACACTCAATCTGTCGCCGGATGAGGTACTCAAGAGCGAGGAAGAACTGGCCGCCGATCAGCAACAGATGGCGGAACAGGGCGGACAACCGGACCCGGCCATCGCGGTTGAGCAGATGAAGATGCAGGCCCAGCAGGAGTTGCTACAGCTCAAGAGCCAGCATGAGCAGCAAATGGAGCAGATGCGTGCGCAGGCGCGGATGCAGGAAGCCATGCTCGAACGCGAAACCCAGATGATCCGACTGGCCTCGCAGGAGAAGCTAACCCTCGAGCAACTGCGTGCGAAGCTGGCAGATACCCGGATCAAGGAAGAAAGCAAGCAGGTCACGCAGGCGCGCGAGATCGCGATCAAGACACAGATGGGCTCTGGCTTGTGAAGAACCGCATCAACCTGCCCGATAACTCCGCAGTCGCCCGCGAGATCGAGGCCTACTGCCTGGAGCGCATCGAGCTGGCCCACCTTGACCTTGAGAGCCGGGAGAACGATCACCCGGACTTCCAGCGCGGCGCCATCAACGAGCTGCGCCAACTGATTCAGCACCTCAAACACCCCCACGCCGGCAACTAGCCCGCGTCAACCATCCCCGTTCAAGGAGAACCGGAATGCCAAATGTAGAACTGGCGGACGACGCTCGCCCCGAAGAAACCGAAACCCTGGACAGCGAGCAGGAGTACAACGACGCCTTCGATCAGTTCGCCAGCGGTGAAGTGGACGAACCCGAGGAAGACCCGGAAGACGAGCCGGACGATCCGGACGAAGCGTCGGACGAACCCGAAGACGAGCCTGACGAACCCGCCGAAGAACCGGCGCCCGAGGGCGAGACCCCGGACCCGTGGGCACAAGCCCCGGAAGACTTGAAAGCCGAGCGCGAGCGACTGGTCGCAGAGCGTGACGCTGCGCTGCAGGCTGCACGGTCGGACGCTGGCCGCCAGGCCGCACTGCAGCGGCAAGTGGAAGAACTGCGCAAGAAAGCGAACGGCACCGGGCCGACCGCATCGCAGCTCGCCGCAGCACTGAAAGACCCGGAGAAGTTCGAGCAGGCGGCCCAGGATTTTCCGGAGCTTGCTGACGGCATGCGCGAGTTGGTCAAGACCTATACCGAGCGCACCAAGCAGGAACTAACGGGCGTGTTCAATCAGCGTCTGCAGTCCCTGGAATCCGAATACGAGCGTGTCAAGCAGCAGCGAGAAGCCGATTTCATCGCATCGCAGATGCAGGCACTGGACGAGAAACACCCCGACTGGCGGCAGATCAAGGAGGACAACAGTTTTCATAGCTGGGTCCAGACGCAGCCACCGGGCATTCAGACACTGCTGAACAGCGATGACGCCAACGAAGCGTCGGTTGTTCTCAGTCTTTACAAGGCCGCTCATGCCCCCGCGCATCAGCCGCCACCACCCCCACAGGCCTCGCACAAGCGCGAGCGTCTGAAACAAGCCGCAACGCCATCGGGAATCAACAAGGCCGCTGTCCGCCGCCAAGACGTACCCGACGAATTCGATGCCGCTTTTGACCATTTCGCCCGGAAACGATCCGGGTAACTCCCTTTTTCAAGATTCAATGAGGTAACTCATCATGGCTACAACCGCATACGGTGATATCAGCCAGCGCACGGCGGCCTGGGCAGCGGCAGAAATGTTGTCCCACGCAGAGCCGGTTCTGGTTCTCCACAAGTTCGGGGCTTCCAAGCCTCTCCCCAAAAACCGGGCCAAGACGGTCAAATTCCGTCGCCCGATTCCCTTCTCCGCAGTCCCTGCCAACCAGCTTCTGACCGAAGGCGTCACGCCAACGGCTGTGCAGATGCAGTACGAGGACGTCGAAGTCACACTGGCCCAATACGGCGGTCTCATCGAGATCACCGACGTGGTCGAAGACCTGTCCGAAGACCCGGTCCTGAAAGACAGCGCCATGCTGTCCGGTGAGCAGGCCGCTGAAACCCTTGAGAACGTCACCTATGGCGCGGTCAAGGCTGGCACAAACGTCATCTATGCGAATGGCTCTGCACGTACCGACGTGAATACCGCGCTTTCGCTGGATGACATCCGTCTGGCCAACCGCACCCTGCGTGCGAACCGTGGCAAGCCCATCACCTCGATCCTGGATTCCAGCCCCAACTGGAACACCCGCGCGATCGAGGGCGGCTTCGTTGCTGTTGGCCACACCGACCTGGAAGCGGACATCCGCAGCCTGACCGGCTTCATCCCGGTGGCGGATTACGGTTCACGCCGTCCGCTGTGTGCCGAGGAAGTCGGTTCCTGCGAGAACGTGCGCTTCGTGCTGTCTCCGGTGCTGACCGCCTGGGCTGACGCGGGTGCCGCTCATGGCAGTGCTGTCGTGTCCACCAGTGGCACCAATGCTGACGTGTACCCGCTGCTGGTCTTCGCTCGCGAAGCCTTTGGCCTGGTCCCGCTCAAGGGTCGCAACGCCATTGAGCCAACCGTGATCAATCCGAGCACGAAGTCGCACTCGAACCCGCTTGGCCAGACCGGCTATGTGGGTTGGAAGACCTACTTCGCTGCGAAGATTCTCAACGAAGGCTGGATGGTTCGCATTGAATGCGGCGCTAGCGATCTGGTCTAAGGGGGCGAATCATGAGTGATTTGCGAAAACTCCTGGGCACCAGCACGCCGGAAATTCTGGCGCACGGCACGGTCTGCCTCGCGAAAGCGGGGCTGACCATTGCTACCACGGTCACTCAGATCAAGACCGCATCCGCCATCGATTACTCGATCGGCGGGGTTCTGTACACGAAGGCAGCGACGGACAACATCGCTGTCACTGCGGCAGAGCAAGCGGACGGTACGACGGCGTACTACCTGATCTGCATCGACTCATCCGGCACCGTTTCGGCGGTGAAGGGCGATGACGATGGCGACCTGCCGGAGCCCACGTCCGGTACGTGCCCGATTGGCGTCCTCAAGGTTGTGGTCTCGGGTGGCGCGTTCACCCTGGGCACCACCGACTTGGACGACGCCACAGTGACCGACACCTACTACGACATCGCGCACGTTCCGCGTGCCGGGTCGGCCGGTCTGGCGTAACCCACCAAGCAACACATAGCCCCTCTCCGGAGGGGCTTTTTTATGGCCGCTAGTCAGCCGCTTTCCCTACATCCGTTCAAGGAGAACCGATGGACACTCCCATTGATATTCACACCGCCACCCGCGACCAGCTCATCGAGTACGGACGCGAGGAATTGGGCTTGGCGATCCCGAAGAATGCGAACAAGGACGTGGCCCGCGATGCGGTTGCTGTCGCCCTTGGCGTTTCGGTCCAGACGGACCTGAAACAAGATGACAAGGTTCCGGTGATGACCCGCAACGAAGCGGAGCTGAACAAGCAGGAACGCGTGCGCCTGCGGATTCTGGAAGGCCCGGACCTCCCGCCGCGTGTGCAGATCGGGGTCAACGGTGTCATGTACACCATCGTTCCCGGCGCTGTTGTCGAGGTTCCGAAGTCGGTCGTTGGCGTTCTGCGCAATGCCTACCGGACGGACTACCGTCAGGAAGTGGTCGAGGGTGTTCCGAAGATGAGCGAGCGTAATTCGCTGGCCTATCCCTTCGAGATCATCAGCTAATGACGTACCTGGAACTCTGTCAGGCACTCCAGCGCGAGGCGGTCTTTCCCGGCAATGACATTTCGGATGTCACCGGGCAGACCGGCGAGTATCTGAAGATGACCCGATGGGTGGAGCGAGCATGGACTGAAATCCAGCTTGAGCGCCCGTGGGACTTCCGCTGGGTGCCTTTCAGTGTTTCATTGACCAGTGGCTCGCGTGTCTACGATGTTCGCTCTGAGATTGGCGCGGACGCGGATGACGCGACATTCACAACACAGCCGCTTGTACTGACGCACCCGACATCCGGGCAGAAGAAACGCCTGGAACTGCTGACGTACCGGCTGTTCCTGGGCTACTGGGCCGACAAGGACCAGACCGGGCAGTCCGGCTGCCCCTCGCAGGCTTCCGTGCGCCCGGATGGGCAGGTCGAATTCAACACCGCACTCGACGAGGACTATGCGCTGTCGGGAGCGTACCTGCGCGCCCCGCAGGTTCTGGCGGCGAACGATGACGAGCCGATTATGCCCAGTGCATTCCACCAGGCGATTCTCTACCGCGCATTGAAAAAGTACGCGGAATTCGAGGAAGCCGGCGCGCTGTACCAGACGGCCAGTTACAACGACTCGATGTGGTCAGATCGGATGCACCGTGAACTGCTGCCGAAGGTCATGCTGGGTCACACGGCGCTCGCATGAGTCTGCGCCGCACCGTATTTCCGCTGGCTGGGGGGCTGAACACGGCAACGCCCCCGATCACGTTGCCGCCGGGCTACACCAACGCCTGCATCAATTACGAGGCCGAGCCGAAGGGCGGCTATACCCGCATCGCCGGGTACGAACTGTACGACGGGACAGACAGCGCGGCCGCCGTGCCGGGGTCTGGTCCTATTCGTGGCGTGTGGGTCTACGACGGCGACCTGTATGCCGTACGGGACAACGCCGGAGCAACGGCCGGCGTTATGCACAAGGCCGTGGCCGGTGGCGCCGGGTGGTCCACGGTATCGCTGGGCGAGCGCCTGGATTTCGATGCGGGCGAACTGCAGATCAACGAGGGCGACACCATTACCGGTGCGTCAAGCGGGGCCACCGCAACGGTTGATCGGGTCGTTGTGGTCTCCGGGCTGTGGGGCAGTGCCAATGTCATCGGCACGCTGGCCATCAGTAGCGTGTCGGGCACTTTCACAGACGGCGAGGACTTGTGGGTCTCTGCGGTCAAGGTAGCCGAGGCCAACGGCACGCAGACGGCGAACACGCTTCCCGCTGGCGGGCTGTACAGCTTCGTCAACAACAACTTCTACGGGGCGGTCACCACGAACCGGATGTACGGCGCCAACGGCGTCGGTGACGCCTTCGAGTTTGACGGGACCGTGTTCGTCCCGATCCCGCTGGGTCTGTCGGTCTACCCGACGCTGGTCGAGGAATTCAAGGGGCACCTGGTCCTGGGTTTCGCCGAGGGCTCGGTACAAATCTCCTGCACGGGTGAGCCGCTTTGTTACGAAGGCTCGCTCGGTGCCGTCGAGATTGCCACGGGTGACGCGGTCGAAGACATCCGCCGAATGACCGGTGGCGTGCTTGGTATTAGCTGCCGGCAGTCCATTCGCGTGCTGTACGGCAATGATTCCGCCGATTTCCAGCTCCAGACCCTGAACAACTTCGGCACGCGTGGGCGCACGCTGACCAGCATCTACAACGACTCGTATGTGCTGACCGATCAGGGCATCCAGCTCATCACCCCGTCGCAGGATTTCGGCGACTTCCGCTCGACATCGATTTCGCAGTTTGTCGAAAACGACATCGTGACGGACATTCGCGGTTCGGCTACCCCATTGGCTCACGTCAGCAAGAACAAGGACCAATACCGGTTGTTCTTCGGGCGCAAGGGCTACTACTTCACGTTTGACGGCACGCAGCCGGTCGGAATCATGCCGGTGGTGTATGACCATGAGGTGCTGTGCGTAGTCACGGGCGTTGACGCGAGCGACCAGGAAGTCATGTTCTTCGGGTCGACCGATGGCCAGGTGTTCAAACTGGAGTCGGGCTACACCTTCAACGGGAACCCGATTAACGCCACGATTCAGCTCCCGTTCCAGCTTGAGAACATCGGCAATGTGCGCAAGCGGTTCCGGCGTGCGCTGTTCAATATCCGCGTGACCGGGGCTAATCCGACTCTCACGATGCGGGCCGACTTCAAGGCCTTCGACTTCGATACCTCGGGCACGATCCAGAGCCAGCTTTTCCAGTCAGGAACGGGCGGTGTCCTATGGGACGAGGGCGACTGGGACGAGGTGTACTGGGCGGATGCCGCATCTGACGGTCAGGCCCAGGGGCGCATGGATGGCGTGGGCCAACACGTAACGATCACTTTATTTAATGACGGCACTCAGGCCGGTTTGTACACGCTGTACAGCACCACCCTGATGTGGATGCCGCGACCACTACTCCGGGGATAGACGCATGGCACGAAACGGCGCAGGCGTACACAGTCGCCTCTACAACTGGGCGACCGACGCGCTCAACAACATCAAGATTCTTTCCGACCGGATGGATGCGGAGTTCGATGACATGGCGAACAGCCTGTCCGAAAGCATCGCTCGCGACGGGCAGACAACGATTACCGCCAATATCCCGATGAACAGCAAGAAGTTCACCGGTCTGGACACGGGGTCAGCGTCGGGTGATTCGGTGGAGTACGACCAGTTCACGACGGCAGTTGCAGCAGTTCAGGCCGACGCAGATGCTGCTCAAGCCGATGCGGACACAGCACAAAGTACCGCAGACAGCAAAGTTGCGAAATCTGGCGACACCATGACCGGTCCCCTGCTACTCCCCGCAGGTTCCGCCGCAGCTCCCTCCCTACAAGGCACCAGCGCCGAGGGCATTTATTTTCCTTCTGCTGATGTTGTTGCTATTGCGACTGCTGGCTCAGAACGCGCCAGAATCACTTCTGGTGGTGATTTCAGCCTGACATCCAACAAATCGATGATCAACTATGGCTCTGGTGGAGTAACGTCAAATAGCAGTTTTGGTGATGGTGCACTCTTCTCCAACACAGCCGGCGAATACAACGCTGCAAATGGATACCAAGCACTCTACTCCAACACAACTGGCACCCGCAACACCGCCAATGGGCAAGCGGCACTCTACTCCAACACAACTGGCAGCAGCAACACCGCCAATGGGCAAGGGGCACTCTTCTCCAACACAACTGGCAGCAGCAACACCGCCAATGGGTCAGCGGCACTCTACTCCAACACAACTGGCAACCGCAACACTGCCAATGGATACCAGGCACTCT